ATTAGGTACAGGTTTTGGTATAGACATGAAGGGTTTAATTAAGACAGCAGAGGAAGTACAGCAAGAACAACAGGCTGCACAACAAGCACAGCAACAGGCTGAGATGATGAAAGCTGGAGTACCTAATGCTGTAAACCAAGGTGGTGAAATGATGAGGGAACAACAACAACGAGGAGCACAGCAAAACAATGGCAACTAAAGATAACAAACCTGAAGTAAAAGATGTAATTTCTAAAGAGGAGTTGAAAGAAGTAGTCTACAAAGAAGATGAGATACTAGAACAAAAGATTGATCAAGTAGGAAGCACTGGGGGAATGCCTTCTACATATACTAAAAAAAAGCTGCACAGTGGAGCAATAGTGGAAACTTACGGAGAACAAGATGGCAGACCAGATACAGATAAGTAATCCTTCTCCTGATGTGACAGCAGAAGATGCTCATAATCAGGAAATGCTTGCAAAGGTTGAAGAAGTAGAACATGGTATAGATGGTGTTAAGAATATAGAACAAGATGATAAATTTGGTGGTGACTACGGAAAACTCAAGAAGAGCTATGAAGCTCTAGAGCAAAAGTTTCATGGTCAAGAACCAGAAGAAGAATACTATGAAGAAGATGTTGATCTAGGTATACCCCAAGCTTCTGATGCTCCATTTGATATGCAAGCTCTTACTCAAGAGTATGCTGAAACTGGACAATTAGCTGACACTAGTTATAAGACATTAGAAGATGCAGGTATAAGTAGAGAGTATGCTGATAGATATATAGAAGGACAAAAAGCTATAGGAGCACAGCTAGGCAATCAAGTAATGTCTCAAGTAGGTGGTAAAGAAGACTATGCTGCTATGGTTGACTGGGCTAAACAGAATTATTCTGCGGATCAAATACAGGCTTATGATTCTTCAGTTAATAGTGGCAATATGAATACTGCATTACTTGCAGCAAAAGGTCTCATGTCTGACTACCAAGGATCAACTGGTAGTGTAGGTAAAACATATGGAGGACAGTCTCCTTCAGGTGAAGTTCATGGTGATACTTTCAGGAGTAATGCTGAAGTAGTATCAGCCATGAGAGATTCTAGGTATGAGAATGACTTGGCTTATCGCCAAGATATTTTAGATAAATTAGATAGGTCCGATATATTTTCTACTGGAACTATCTAAGCTATAAAGTATTAACAAGTAACTAAAGACCTACTGCGGTGGACAATCTTTAAGCGAAAGTTGAAAAAAAGTATAGCGAATGTTAAATACTTTTTATTAATTTAATCTAAGGAGATTACTATGGGCGTAACTGCAACGACAGCACCTGTAGTTACAATGACTCGTTCAGGTCAAGCGAATTCCACTGGGAGTTCTACCGCATTATTTCTTAAAGTATATGCTGGTGAAGTATTGACCGCTTTTGAACAAGCATCTGTAACTATGGACAAACATGTTGTCCGTTCTATTAACTCTGGTATTAGTGCTCAATTCCCATTAGTGTGGAAGACTGCTAGTACTGGATATGCTTATATCAATGCTAGTTCTGGAACTCCAGGAACTACTACGACAGCAAATAAGCTTACTGGTACGGCAATAAACAAAAATGAAAAGGTCATCTCTATTGATGGTCTATTACTAGCGGATCACTTTGTCAACAACCTTGATGAAGCTATGAACCATTATGATGTACGTTCCATTTATGCTAAAGAGGCAGGTATTGCTCTAGGTACACAATGGGATAAGAACATTCTTCAACAGGGTGTTCTTGGAGCACGTTCTTCTACGCTCGTAACGAGTGGTAATGGGGGTACTGTGCAAACCTTAGCAGGATATGGTACTTCTGGTGCTGATCTTGCAGGTGGTATGTTTGATGGTGCTCAGAAGCTAGATGAGAATAATGTACCTGAGAATGACAGGTATATGTTTGTTAAACCTGCCAAGTATTATCTAATGGCAGAAACTACTAACGTGCTAAACCGTGACTGGGGTGGATCAGGAACGTACTCTGAAGGTACTGTACTGAAGGTTGCTGGAATTCATATTGTGAAGACCAACAACTTACCTACTACAAACATCACCGTTGGAGCTGCTGCTCATCTTGGCAACTTCGCTACTACGGTTGGGCTTATCATGCACAAATCTTCAGTAGCTACAGTTAAATTAATTAACTTGGCTGTTGAAACTGAGTATGATATTAAACTTCAAGGTTGGTGGATCGTAGCTAAGTACGCTATGGGTCACGGATTTATTAGACCTGAAGCTTGTATTGAGCTTAAAACCTCGTAACATCATGGGGGAGTCTAGAGTTTTTCTAGGCTCTCCTATTTTTTT